GCTCATATAAGTCCACCATTGCTTTCTTTGTTTGGTCCGCTGCAGACCCTTGAATTAACTTGTTTAATGCTTTGTATGTGCCTGCTCTCTTATAATGTCCTTTACCTTCATCGAATGCTTTCTTAGCCTCTGCTTCGTTTTTATAAAAACCTTTTTTACCAAATTCTCTTGGCTCAAAGAAAGGGAAGCGGCAAGATCGTCCAAGAAAAGTTTGAATCTGAGCGCGAGCTTCTGCTTTTTTCATTACGTTGTAAGTTAACTGTTTAACAAACGGAACTTTCTCCTGATAGGTATTTATTATTTCCTCCGCTGCTTTTTCTTCAATACCGAGTTCATGCATTAGTTTACCTTTGCCCATTCCATAAAACAAACCAAGATTGATAGTTTTAGCTTGTCCTCTTGGTATTTGTGCTATGTCTGCGACCATTTGATGAAAGTCAGCATCGCCTTCTCTGTACCCTTGAACAATCTTACGTACATCAAGACCATCAGAATGTGCGTAGTGAACAACTAGCCTTGGCTCTTGCTGTGAGTAGTCAAATGTTCCCCATTGCATTCCTTCTTCAGGGATAAATATACTTCGAATCGTTTTTTTAATTTCTTTATTACGTGAAGGAATTTGCTGTAGATTAGGATTGGAGTAGCTAAACCTACCAGTGACTGTTCCTCCATCATCACTTCTCATCTGGTGCACTTCAGAATGTATTCGACCCTTATATTGGTGTCTCAGAATTGTATCTATAAATGTTGTGTTGGCTTTGTTTAAGGATCTCGCTTCTGCAATGTGCTTTGCCAGGGGGTGCTCGTGAGTGTCCAAGAAATTTTTAGTGAAACTAGGGGCATCAGTTTTCTCTGTCCTTTTGTAAGGTATCTCTAATTTGTCGAATGCCTTAGCAATTGAAGCCGCTGCCCATATTTCTATATCCAGCCCACATAAGTTCTTTATCTCATGCATCGCATCTTCTTCACGTTTGGTTAGTAGCTTCTTTGCTTCATTTGCAGCTTCAAGATCTACTCTAACCCCTTGGGCCCTCATGTCTATTAAACAAGGTTGTAATCTTGTTTCTAGATCATAGATTGCATGCAGGTCTTGCTTATCAATCTCTTCTTTATTTAAAAGATAAAGATCGTACGTTAGCCGTGCATCGTATTCCGCGTACTCCCCAACATGCATAGATGGTAATTGGTACATTTCTTTTTTAGGATCAACACCAAACTCTTTGGCAGCAGCAGTAAGTTGGGCCTCACTTTTTGATAGACCAAGTTTTTCTCTTGCTAAAGAATTTAACGAGTAGGACATTCTATTCTCATCAATTAAGGCGCTAGAGATCATAGTATCATGTATCTTACCGTTGACCGTTATCCCTAAAGTTCTTAACCAACCTATATCGTACGGTGCATTATGAAACACTTTATCACAATCAAGTTTAGCAACAGAGCTAAACCAATCTAAAACTTTTTTACTATCTAGGTTTCCACCATTATGACCAAACGGTAAATATGTTTGCCAATCTTTAGTTGCAACAGCTATTCCTGTCACGTGACCGTTGTCCGTTGCCCATCCTGAACCATGCGTCATCAAGTCTGTGTCACATGTTTCAAGGTCAATTGCGATTAATTTTTCTTTAGATAAATCTTTTTCAAGATCTTCTGGTTTGTAGCTCCATTCTTTAGGGGCATCATAATTAAATTTATTCATACTGTTCCTTTAATTTATTTATAAACCAAATAGCTTTATCTAAATCTTCTATAGGCTTACCTTTATGTTCATGTCTCCATAAATATTTCATGGCAGAGCCCTGACAATAATATTTAAAGCCTTCTCCCTGACATGCTTCAATCGCATCAATGCAACCCATTCCACCTTTATTATAATGGGACGGAAAATTTACTGGATCAAATTTCTTTTTCATTCTTACCTCACTTTACTTTGTTCATTTAAATTAGTCTAGCTTAAAGTGCATTGTTGTTTGTGGTAATAAAACATGTAGCTCATCTTTAGCTCTTGTTGCACCAACATAAAAAACTCTTTGTTCATCACCCTTATCTTTTTGATAAGATGAAAATGAAGTACTATTCATGTCCGTTAGCAATAAAACTTTTTCGCACTCTCCACCTTTTGAGCCATGAATAGTTGAAATTCTTATTCTTGGCTGTATTTCAAAATCTTCTTTATCTTTAATCAGTCTTAATAGATATCCTTTATCTTCTAGTGTTATTTTTTCTAGGGAGTCACTCCAGTCTCCTGAACTAAAATCACCAAAGACAACCTTTAACGAATCCATATCGTACAGACCATCTGCGCTTAATTTAGTTAACTCATCCTTATAACTCTCATCCATGTTTTTATACGAGAATATTTGTTTTATTAATTTCTTGTCAATCACTTCACCCTTACGTAATTTCTCCCACGCAATAACAGATTCATAGACGGCAGTGGCGACAGGTCTTTTCCAATTTTTACCAACCAGTCTTTCGTACCACAGGCCTTGACCCCTACATTCTTCCTCAGCTTTATTTAAAATAAATTTATCTCTTCCCAGTATAAGCCACTGACCCTTAGAAAAATCTACAGCATCGAATTCTTCATAAAAACTAACTGATCCTTCTTCTTTTCTTGGACTCCATTTCTTGCTCATTCTTTCTGATCTTGGTATCTCATTGATGATGTTTTCAGCAAAGGCTTGAATTTTTTTCTTTAACCTAAATGATTGAGGTAAAACGATTTTTTTGGCCGGATAGTTTATAAATCTTTCTACATCAGCGCCCAGCCACCTATAAATTGCTTGATCATCATCTCCTGCTAAATACATTTTCTTAGTGGTCTCAGCAAAGTGTTCGACTATTGCCCACTGTAAAGGATTTAAATCTTGTGCTTCATCGATAAAAACTACATCTAGCTCTGGTAGAATTTGTTCATTGATAGCTTCATACAACATATCTGTGTAATCAATATAGTTGTTTACTTCTTTATACTCTTCATAAGAGCGGGCCACATAATCAAGTATCGACCACTCTATTTGTTCAGGAGAGCTACAGTATAATCTATAGTGATCTTCTAACGATACCCCTCGGGCTCTAGATAAATTATATTCATTTAAATACTTATAATCAGAATGACCTGTTTCTTCGTTATAAGATATACTTACACGTGAGTTCATGTTGTGACCAATTTTGTCTCCAAATGTTCTGTATTGTTCTGACTCCATAACGGCACGACCTTCCAAGTTAATGCAGTGGTAGCCACAAGAATGTAGTGTCAAAAACCATTTAAAATCTTTTTTATCAAACTTAAATTTTTTAATTGCTCTATCTCGTGCCTCATGTGCTGCTTTTCTAGTAAAAGAAAAATAACCTATCTTACTTAGTTCAGTTTTAGTTAGTTCTTCTTCAACATGAGTAAGCAAGGTTTCTGTCTTTCCTGTCCCAGGAGGGCCAACAATTTTTAATATTTCACTCATTATTTTTCATATTCTTTTTTATCAGTCATGTCCGGAATAGGTATTACTACTTCTTCCTCTACTTCCCATGCAGGTATAGACCAACAGGCTATTTTATGTTCAGGGTTATTAGCAGTAGGAACTCTGTAAGTTGTAGGTTTTCCTCCAATGGACTCTAGCGCCATTGTTACGTCTACTCGTTCATATTTATTAAACCTTACTCTGGATAATTTACTATCTAGAGCTGTCAGCTGAAAATAATGTTTACCATTTTCAGTAAAAGGTTTGCCTTTTGCAACTTCTTCTTTTACTAGTGCCCTATATTTATCTGTGCACCACTTTCTTAGTATCTCTAAAAACTCTTCCCTATGACTAGTGCCCTCTACAGCAGTTTCGGTTAATTGATTATCAGACACCTCTTTCATCTTCGCTCGGTGCATTGCTTCTGCAGTCCTAGGTGGCATTTCTAGATATACACTCAGTTGCTCTAAGACTTTGCCGTGAAAAGTTTTGTAGTTCGATGTGTCCGGAGTTTCAAGTACTACACTAGTGCCTCGCTCTGGAGTCCAAGAAGAAAAAGATTCTAATCCATCAAGAGTTAGTATCCACCTGTACGGCTCACCTCCATATTTCTCTAGTGCTGCGTATGTAACTTCATCTGATATTGAGCACTTACCATACTTTCTTAATTTACAATTACGTTTATCACAATGTGAGGCCAATGGCTCAACTTTACACCGATAATCATAGTCTTTAGAGTGAACGGACCCTGCTATGGTTGTTATTTCTTTTACCTTTAAAGGAGGAGAACATGTTTTTGTATTAATTTTTTGTAGTTCTTCACCCAGGTCGTCTTCGCTAAGTCCTTTACCTTCATTCTGACCTTCATCTTTAGATTTTAACATAAGATACATGGCAGCATTGGTTAGGTATTCGTTTCGACCACCCTCAGAAACTTTACTTTCTGCAAGGATATTTAAACAAGGAGGGCCTCCTTCGAAGGTATCTCCCTCCATTGATCCGCTTTGTTTCTTTTTAGATGTTTTCTTCTTTTTAGTGAGTGACTCTATACTGTCTTGAGCATACATGTTATACATAGTAAAGAGAACCTCTATGCCGCCAGGATTACCGTCCCTATCATATACATATCTTTCAGTTTCTCTTGCATTATAGAAAGGTAGATTTAAGTAGTTTCCTGTCTGACCCTTGTCTAATAATAACTTTACTTGTTTTGGAAAAATTTCACTGCCTGTGCAGCCCAGTAGTGCAGTGTAGCTTTTTAGTTTAGACTGAACTTCATTAGCTTTAGCCGGAGTAGTAAAAAATAAAAAGAGATGTAATCCTCCACTTTTAGATCTACACGCTACGAGAGGAAGAGAATGTTTTTTAATTTTATCTAAAACACTTTTAAGGTATTCATGATCATATTTATCTATATCAATACATCCCCACCTGCATTTATTGTCCTTATTAATAGGTATTATTCCTAGACTACATTTTCCGTTTAAGTGATCCTCCCACAACTCATCTGGTAACCCCTCAGGTTTTCTAATTATTTTATTAGATCCCTTTATTTTTACGGAGTCCTCCTCCTGACTTTCTGACGGAACAAATTTACCGTATGCGGTCTCAAACCCGCTGAATATTTCTTTAAATTTACGTAGCATTTTAATTTCTTTATGTAAAAAGGGCGACCGAAGTCGCCCTTAGTGTTAATAAGACGATGAAGGAGCGACTTGCGCCTCTTCTTCGTGAGATACCTTAACAGTGTTCTTGCTTACACCTTGTGAAAACAATTTCGCTGCATCGTATATCCCCTTATCTGTTACAGGACCAACTTTTTGTATGTCCCAACCAAACCACGTTCCTTTTGAATTAGACTGTGGTACAGTTTTTAGCTTATAGATGTGACTATAAGAAGGAGGCGTAAACGGTCCTTCTTTGCCTTGCATCTTTATGCCGAGCATCATGGAGTTCCACTTACGTGAAACTTTTCTTTGTGTAGCTTTCATAGTAATGAGCGCTTGCTCACTCCCTTCCTTACTAACTACCATAACATAATGATTGGCGGTTTCGTCAATCACATTACCATTAGGTAATCTGTTTTGGAAATTAGCATCTCTTGGAGCTTTACTGATATCATAATCAGCACCATGAATTGCTATCGGAGCACCGCTGCCTTTACCACGTTCTCCCCACTCTATAAACTCACGTTTATAGTGGCAAGGTATTACATCAATACCTTGTTCTCCGTCAAATAGACTTCCAGACACGTTATTGTAAATCATGCCTGGTTCTGCACCTTCGACATAATTATTACTTGTCTTGTTGCATTGCGGAGATAGTTGACTCAACACTTTCAAAAATGGAAGTGCTAGATCATCGGCGGAGTTAACGTTCTCAAGACCGCTTTGTGTTTGAGCATCTGCCATGAACATACTTTCATCGACAGTTGCCACAGCGTTGTCCGTTTTCTT